ATAAACTGCGTGATAGTGTCGTCATTCTCGTCATAACCCATTCCATCAAACTGAGAATAAGACACGCCTACTTCATTAAAAACAGCCTTTAATGGCTCATAATCTTTTTCAGTTCCATTAGTGATAACTGCAATTTGATAAAGTGGCATATCTTTTAGGACCTTATTAGAAGCCCTCTTATGTTGCTCATTCACAAATTCATACACAATATAAGGGTAATCTATCCCTGTAGGAGCACTATCACGAGAAACTGGAATACCAGATTTCTTCATAAGGCTTCGCAACTGTTCAAAACTAATTTGCATACGATAGTGACACCTCCATCAATCGGTCTTCTTCTTTTACATAAATGCGTTCAATGTTATAAATACGGCCACCAACTTTTACGCGATAAGTCTTTTGATTGTTTTCAATGTCACGATCAATACGAACTTCAATTTTCTTTACAATTTCACTCGTATCTTTTGTTGTGAATTTATCAGTGGCCGTAACTCCAATGTTGTTATATCGAATTTTCCGTTCTAATGGATATCCCATCACAACACGGTCTGTTACTGGATCAATCGTCTCTCCTAATTTGAGTAAATCACCCATCCATTTAAGTTTATTCGTCTTCCTCTTCGGCATCATAAACCTCCTGGACAAAGAATGGTGTCAAAGCATCCAAAGCTTGTTCTAATTCTTTTTCAGCTACACGATATTCATAAAAAATACCTGCACACATAATGACCAGGTATTCCACTTCTCTTCCACATGCTTTTTTTACATATCGTTGACCTTGCTTAATATAAAAAGAGAGCATAGAATCATCCATACCCTCTTCCCAATGAATATGAGATTTTAATTTCTCAATTAAATCATCCATATTAAGCCCCAGTAGAAGCTTTTAAAACATACTTATAAACTGGAACTTCAAATGGAGAATGAATTAATTGAGCATCTAGTAAGTTCCAGATACGGAAGCCTACACGGTTTGTACGTGAGAATAACTCAACTAACTTTTGTACTTCTAGTGATCCAATAACATCTTGAATATAAAACTTAGAGAAATCACCGAAATAGAATACTGGTGTATCTGGTGAATCAGGGATATCAATTGCATCTTCTTCCTCAACAGGGAAGCCTAATAATGTATAACCAATGCCGCCCTCTGCTTGATTAAATGGACGAAGTAATGGGAAACCATCATCCGTTTTCATTGTTTCAATTTTTGTTAGTGCTGCTGTATTTAACACCCATCTTGCTTTTTTACGAATTTCTTTAACCGGTGTATTTTTCATTTTTACTAATGCATCATAGAGATTTTTTTCATCCGTTTTAAATTCAACGGCTTTCTTTGCCAATGCACCATCATTGATGTTATTAGCTTCATCGCCATTAACCATATATTGAGTTTCTTTACGAACATAAGCCTTTTTCAGCTCATCCATAACAATTTGTTCAATCGGTAAACCTGTACGTGCTAATAATTTTTTCGTCACTGTAGCCAGTGCATCAAATTCCGTTGGTGATAATTCAATTTCATCGAACTCGATATCCGTTTCTGGCATTTCATTATTTGTTCGCTCATTTTTATGACCTTGTGCTTCTGCCTTTTTAACTAAAACAGGATACTTAATATTTTCTTTTGTTTTTACTCCTGTTCCTAATCGACGTAAGAAGTTTTCTTCTTGAGCATACGTAATAATTTCTTTACTTAAGAAATCTGGAATCGTAACAGAACCATTACCAGTAACTAAACCTAATGCACGAGCTTCTGTTTCATCAATGTTACCTACAATGTAGTTTGCAAAAGCTGAACGAGTTTCCTTTTCTTTGTTTTTAGTAGATTTATGACCTTTAGTGGAAAGAGCTGCTGCGATAGATGCTGAAATAGCTGAACGTTGTTCTTCTGACAGTTCAGTTTTTCCATCGGGATTTTCTTTTGCTGCTGGATCTTCTTTTTCATCTGGATTTTCCTCTTTCTTTTTGTCTGGATCTTCTTCCTTTTCTTCCTCTTCTAGTTTCGCTAATTCATCAGAAATAGTTTGTACTTCTTTTGTTAATTGCTCTACTTCTGCTTTTACGGCTGCTAATTCTTCTGAACGAACTTCATTTTTTTCTACTTTCCCTTGTAATTCTGCTAATCGAGATTTCGTTCTTGTTAAAGATGCGTTTAAGATTTCTTTTAAATTCATGTTAATTTTCCTCCAAAACTTTTTTTATTTGTTTGATAAGGTTGCTTCTTTCTTCTGTATCATCTTCCACAACTGTTTTTACAGCTGCTTCTTCACTTCTCATTTCAATCATGGCTGTATTTTCGCCCCTGGTTTCAATGGAAGTTGCAACATAGGCTGGTGTCATATCCAAAATAGAAACTTCTAAAAGCTCTAGTTCTTCAATAGAGCGTTTTTGAACACCAGATTCACCTTCTTCCCATGAATCTTTTTCAGAAACAAAACCAAATGACCAACCACGTAATTCTTTATTCCTTGCCTTCTTAATCACTTGCTCATCTGTAACCGTAGCGATGGCTCTTAAACCAATATTGTCTTCATACAATTCCAGATTTCCGTTTTCAATAGAACCAAGATTTCTATTCTTATCGTGGTTAAAAAGTAAGTCCACATTCTTTGCTTTCTTTAACGCTTTTTCAAACGTCTTAGGGACAATTCTCTCTTTGAAATATCCCCTTGGAGAAGGTAACATTCGACTTTCTCTGTCCACAACATTCACATATCCATCAAGTATGACTTGATTCCCTCGGACCTCAATTTTCATTCTCTTCACCTCCTCCCAATGAACCATCTGCTGCCTCTTTCTTGCCGATTTCAGTTACATCATTTGAAATATAAATGGCCTGTGATTCCTTTGTATTTTGTTTAGGGAATCCAAGCATATCAGCGACATTATCAGGTGAAGTAATAGCTGTACGCACAAGGTTATAACCGATATTTGTCTTGTTGCTATAAGTAACAAAATCAAGAATATTAATCTTGAATTTAATTCGTTTCCCAGAATTTTGGCCATAAAAAAGAAGACTCAAATGGTCTTCAAAATTTTTCATTATTGGTCTAACTGCTTTATTGTGAATATACATCATTGCTTTCTCAATATCTTCTTTGATTAACTCTGTATATGTGTCCACATTTATGCCTAAAAACTTACCCAAATCCTTTTTATACACATTTAGATATGCTAGAGTCTTTTCGTCGTCTAACGGGCTTTTAAGCGTGTCAATTGAATACCCTTTTCCAAGAGGAATCATTTTTACAGACCTTGCTTCATCAATTGATTCTAGTTGATCTAAAATTGCATTGATTAACTTTGACTGCGCGCCATTCTGTGGATTGATATGAGCATCCAAGTTTAGCAAGAATGCTAACAGTCCACCCTTTTTATATTTATCAGTTAAAGTTTTCTCAGCTGACATAACGCCCTCGAGTGTATCTCTTCCTAAATCGAGAATACCTTTTCCTCTTAAATGATCTGCACCAATATTTTTTACATGCCGAATCATAAATGGAGGAATCTCATGACCACCAATATTGAAATGCTCTACCAAATTATCATCTAACTCTGTAAAAACATTGGAAGCTAAATGTATTTGAGCACCGTTTAATATCGGGAATGTCTCTCCCTCGAGTAAATAAGTATTCGTCATTAATTTAATGAATTCTGATTGTGTTAGATAGTTGTTGGGATTCCTTAAGATTTGAAGGGCAATATCATCCTTGATTTCATTCCCAAATTCATCTTCCACAACGATATCAGCTAATACCATTTGATTACTAATATCTTGTAACAATTCATAAACGTCACTAGATTGTAAAATGTTTGAATCTGTAACATACACACCGCCGTAACGAATACTTTTCCCTAAAACATCATCAAGATAGCCACGCTTTTCAGCCTTTTTAAATAAATAATTTGAAAACCTATCCCTTAAACCCAATTTCTCACCGCCTTTCAATACAAAATCCTTCTTATATAATATCCCTATATGATAAGATACTTTTAGAAGGAGGTGGATATAATGGATAATTTTTCATACCACAAAGAAAACATTAAGAATTTCGCTGTAACTACTATCATTAACTGTAGACGCATATATAATTTATTAAGTGATGAACTGGATCGCGAAAAAATTAATGAGCATGCGCTATATGGGTATCATTCAATGGCATACTCTACTTTCATCACAATGAAAGGTTACTACTTACAAAACGACGAATTATCAGCTGAAGAAATCGATACTTTCCTAGCAAAGTTCGAACAGTTCAGTCGAGAATTCATTAGTAGTAGAGGCACAAATCATAGCATGCAACATACATTCGGTTACTATAATGAATTAGTAAAATCATATAATATATTAGCTGGTTTACTAGAACTAAACCCAGTTGAAGTTCCCCAATGATAAAAAATAAGGAGTGTTAATATCACTCCTTATCTATAAATATCACCAATCAATTCATCCATACCTTCTTCAGATATGCTATCCATAACCATCATCGTTTCTTTGTGAGCAACTAAAAAAGCCACAAATCCATCAATCTTCTTTTTGGACTGTCGCTTACTTGGTGCTTTCATTCCGTTAATATTTGTTACCACTACAACATTAAGAGCGCAATAAACAAATAAAGGATTGTCTGTAATTAAACGCTTTTCATAAATTAGTATTTCTGAATCGTCAAGCATTGCATTCATAACGTTTGGATACTGATTTACTGCAATGCATTCTAAACCGAGGTTTTCAAGCTTCTCTATTAACTTTTGGGACATTGCTGGATCATAATTTATTTGTTGTACATCGTACAAATCCATACATTCAACGATATATTCCATAACTTGATCTTGGTCAATCATTTTCCCATCACAAAACGTAGCAAAACCACGTTCAACCATATCTGTATATGGAACGTTATCCTCTTTTTCTTTAAAATCAATATTTTCATTAGGAAGGAAATACATTTGTTTCACTTTTATAATCGACCTTCCTTCATCATCATGTGAAGGGAAGTTTAAACTCACGCATGTTAAGTCTGTTGTTTTAGATAAGTCTAATCCTAAATAACAAATTTCACCTGTAAGATCACCCAAATCTT